ACCTCCGGTGGGGTTTCGGGTAAAGGTTCGGCTAAGCCTAATTCACGAAGTCTCGTGATATTTTCAGGGTTTAAGCAGAATTCCATGAAGGTTTCCGGGTCATTGTTGAATTCTCTGCGTATGGCAGAAGGTAAAGCCATGAAGGATTCATTAGCAGATATTACCTTATTGAGTGACTCGTGGTAGTCGTCAAGATTAGAAAAGTCACCAAAGACAGGTTTTCGATTGGACAGATGGTCGATGATTCCAGTGGTTTCGTATCGAGCCATTATGCTGTTTATGTTTACTTCGTCTTTGAGACTTTTTTTTGTTAGTGACGGTTCAGTGAACTTGATTGAGTAAGGTCGTTTTTTAGTCATAGATAGTATCCTTGCGGGATGATGTCCCGCCTTTGAAAGTTTTCTGCCAAGTGTGTTCAGATTTATTACGGGGTTTTGTACGTCGCCATGCCATAAAGGCAAATGCGTTTTTAGTTATAAAATCAACAATGGCCCCGGGAGTTAATTTAGCAGGGACAAAGCCTACTTTGTCGAGTACGTATTCATACATGTCAGCTTGAAATTCAGCTTCCATTACTTGTGGGACTTGCATATGTACTCTATTAGCAACTTCGTTTGCTTGTTGTGATGTTAGCCAGGTACGTTCCTCAGTTAAGTCTTTTTCCGCAAGAGTTCTTGCAGTACTGGCTTGAGTATTTAATACGCCAACTAGACTTTGTGTTAATTGAGCGAGGTACGCGCTGGCATCTTTACTTACAGATTGTTGAGGTATTGCGGCACCTGAAGGAGATGAAGCACCACCTTTTGAAAATGCGAGTATAGGATTTAATCCTGCTTTTTTCATATCAGCCATAGAGCGTTGATAAGCAGTGTTTGACATTCTTTCTTGGAATGCCATCTGTTCACGCGACATAGCTAGGTTCGCTTCGTTTGCTTTATTTTGCCCCCATGCAGAAGCAAGCCCCCCCACAAGGGGGGCAGCAATAGCGCCAATAGTTAAGGGATCCATAGAGTTCTCCTGTTAGAAATGGTCAATAAGGCCGGGAACGGCATATGTCGGCATAGGTCGAACACATTTCATTTTGATATAAGAGTCCATTATAAAATCAGGTTCAGAAGGGACAGCTAAGATACGGTCCATAGGAGGGCGTTCTTCGATGAACTCTGTTGATAGCGTTGGCAGATTTTCGAAATCTTGTGATAAGTGCCAAACGTCTAATGATTTTGGATGTGATGAACGCATCTGAGCAGTGATTAATGAAGGTTTGTATCTGTACTCAGCATAGCGTTCCTGATAACCGAATACGTCATCATCTTCCGATGTACCTTGAGCGAATATTTCCTTATTAAGAATTTCCTGTTCACCTAGATGCGATAGAGCCGGCCAGTAGTAATCCCATCGTGTCTGTCGGGACCACATGCGGTTGACGCCTTATTGATATGTTAAGTCAGCGCGGACGCTTAACATGCCAATAATTAGGCAATGTTCAGTGAAAGACTTTGTAAAGCCATGTCCTTTCGCTGTAACGGTACCCATAGCAGATAGGTTACCTTGTGGGGATGGGGTGTATCCGGTGTCAGGGTCAGAAGCGGTACCGGAAGTCTGTGCAATAGGTGAGATATTGACCATTGAAGAACCGCCACCGAGGTATTCAGGGCGTTGTAGTCTTGAGTCAGGGGATGTTACTCCGAAGTGACTTTTAATTACTTCGATATAGCGTGTTCCACCGCGAGCGTCACGCTCGTAGAGTTTTTGAATCTGAAAAGATTCGCGGAGTTGGTTGATAGTAATTGAGGTTGCACTTGATAAATCAGCGGATAATTGTGGGTCTAACCATTCCATATCTACATTACCGGGTAGAGTAGAAGTTACAGAAGTAAAGACTTGAGCGGCATCGATTGTATTGGTATGTATTGTACCTGTTACGCCAGTGCCATCGATTGATTTAAATGTAGGTGCACCAGTACCATTAACTGGTGCAAGACCGCCGATAGGGACCTCTACGGCTGGACCTTTCTGGGGCCACGGCAAAGCCGACGAAAAATAATCGTGCCTTTTTCCACGGTATGCAGGGTATCTATCACCGTCAGGTACGTCAGGACCGTCATTAGTTTGAACACTTCGAGGTTCTTGTAAATTTTGATCCCGGAACCATTCGTTCCAGATGAGATTATAGGCTCGATGATGTAATGCGTTAACTTGTAGACCATCAACGCCGACAGGGATTCCGAAGTAATCGGATAGAGTGCCATATTCAGCATTAACGACTGGACTATCCTCTAAGACTGGTACAAGGAAGTCTGTAGAATCTTCGGGGCTTTTTTGTTCACCGTTGAAACGTTGCCAGTTATCCCAAACGAGGCGATATGGTACGGCGAAGAAGAATGTCTCTAAAAAGATATTATCCATAATAGGTTTTAGAGGTGTTGCCAAACGTGCAAATATTGTTGCATTTACGTTAAAGGTATCACCCGGCAATGCTTCATCAGCAAGGAATGGTATTAAGACACCAGCATTGAATGTAGTTTTATAACCATGAGAACGGTCGAAAGATGAACGTTGTATTTCAGCTTTTGGTACTTGGCTGAATGAATGATTCATTACTGACTTCATTATTTTACTCCTTTGAGTTGTGGTTTATCTTGATTGAGGAATTCGATAGCGGTTCCGAGGTTGGTTTTTGATTCGTACATTGAGATTGAGCCAGTATCATCTTCGAACGTGCCAATTTCAAATAGTGTGAAATCGGCCGAATGCTTGTTAAATGTGGTAGTCGTGTCATTTACTGTATCCTCGAATGTACGTAGGGCTTGACCAGTTGAAGCCATGAAAAAAGGTTGCATATATGCTTCTGCTTTTGTGTCGTATACGACAAATATTTTTAGTTTCATAATTTCCTCTTAAGTAGTTTAAGTCGCTTTTCAGCGATAGTTTGTTTTGCTCGTAATCGAGCAGGTTGGTTGTGTTCAGAATTAAAGCCTTTTAGAAGGCGTTCTTCTTTTATCTGTTCCATTAGTTCGGGATTAATTTCGTTGAATACCTTATCGTAATAAATTGGTGGTTTTGTTTCGATGTATTTACCATTTCGTTTCACAACGATGGAGTCGGATGGGTACACCTCCTGATGGTAGTCCTCTATCCACATTTTTCCGATGCCTCCGTCTCGGGACATATCGGTATATTCAGGTTCGAGGTTGACGAGTTCACCGTAACGGGTGACGTGTTCGTAGTGTTCGGCTGATTGAGGGCCGTTGATTTTTTTCATGATGTATCTTGCGACATAAGCCGCGCTTTCGTATGTGACGTTGCCCACGTCTACATAGCCTTTGCCCCAGATTTTTTCGATCGTGGGGGATGTAAATAGAGGTTCTCCGTTGTGGTTGGTTGAATAGATTTGTCTGTCGTCGGGCATATGCCCGAATAGAATCATATGATAGTGAGGTCTCCTGTATTGTTCGCCATATTCACCGCACATGTAGTATCGGAGTAGTTTCCCGGGTAATGATTTTCTGAGCCGTTTCATGAATTTTTGAAAGTGTGGCTTCGTTAGGGATTCGTCCCACGGGAGATTTTCGTCATTGTACGTGAGGGTGATAAATGAGTTTTGTCTGTGGTATACGGATTCGTGCATACATCGGTTAGCCCAATCTGAACTTCTTTGGAGCCGACAACCGATACACTGACCGCACGGCAGCTTGATAGGAATATCATTGCCAGTAGGACTAAAGGTAATGCCTTTTTTGCCATTCATTCGCGGGGTCAGTGATTGGTATGCTTGGAGGGGTGTAAAGCACCCCATTGGTTAAAGTCGGATTCCGCCCCGCATAAGTGTGCGAGGCATGTTGCGACGATGGGTTCGTGAGGCCGTTTTAGAAAACAGTCGTCTTGATTTACGTCGATTCATTCGCTTAGGTCGTCTCATATTTCTAACTCCAGTTGGTTGAGGTCATTGAGTAGTTTTTTTAACCGGGATTCTTGTACCCGGTATTTTGCTTGCTCACGTTTAAGATTATCACGGATTGTCCGGATTTCATCAATTTTTTGTTCGAGTTTTTTTCTCGAGATAAGTTCTTTATTTGACATAGGTTAAGTGTAACAGTTTTTGTTCGCCCTAACAAGGGCGAATTGCGTTATTTGACTGACTTTTGGTAATTGGTGTCAGTCAGCACAGTTAGGAACAAGTAGCTAACTGTGCCCGGCCTTTGGGAGTTGCCGGATAGAAAAAGAAATGGCCCCACAAGGGGGCCACTTTTAGTTGACATGGTAGAAGGTTTTAGGGGGTCTCAGAGCCTGTAGGCGTTTCTGAGGGAGTTTCAGTTGTATTTGATACCTCCGGTGGGGTTTCGGGTAAAGGTTCGGCTAAGCCTAATTCACGAAGTCTCGTGATATTTTCAGGGTTTAAGCAGAATTCCATGAAGGTTTCCGGG